AAGTTTCTTGGTTTCAAATTTTTACGTAAGTTAAAATATGGGCCAAACAATGTAACATTTATAGAATTTTGCCGTGTGCTTAGACGCTAATAGGCAAGCTCGTGAAGCTGCCAGACAAAGAAAAAAAGAAAAAGACTTTGCCTATGCCCAAGAGGGGCTCAAGTTTTTCAACAGAGAAGCTACCTATGAAAAAACATTAGACCAAAATGTTATAGGCTATAGTCGAACAATAAGTGATGCTTACTCCAAAGCTTTATATACACAAGCTAAAGGTAGAGCAGAACTAGAAAAGGCTGCTAGATTATACTTTTCTAAAAAATCTACCAACGAAGGTGGTCGATCTCGTAGATTTGGGCTAAAACAATATCAAGCTTTACTTAATGCTAAGGCAGAAGTACAAGGTATTAACCGTACTAACTTTGGTAGAAATATGGCTGTTGCTCAAACTGGTGCTAGAAGACAGTTCCAAACTGCTAATGCTAAAGCACGAGAAGATTTAGGACTACCACCAATATATGGTATGCCAGTTATGATGCCACCTAGAGATAGATTTACAGGTGCATTACAGGTGTTCCAAGCTGGAATGAGTATAGTCACACCATTTATACCCGGTGGAGCATTTAACCCAACAGGTGCTGGACTATTTAATTTTAGTGGTGTAGGAACTTCTGATAGAAGACTAAAAGAAAACATTAAACAAGTGGGTGTATCACCTCAAGGTTATAAGATCTACGAGTTCAACTACATAGGTGGAGATGTAAGATTCCGTGGAGCTATGGCTCAAGATGTACTAATGAAGAACCCAATGGCTGTAGGTATAGATCAAAACCACTTAACTGTTGATTATCGTAAGATAGATGTAGCTATGGAGGTCGTATGACATCATCATTTGGAACGGTCGTAGGTACACCACGGGACGACCTACCCGATATTTCGGATACGAATTATCAAAATACGTCAGCTAACTTAGCAGGCTCTGTCAATAAAGAAATTGATAGAGTCACTGACGATGCTCGTGTACAGTCTCGTTTTCTAGAACAGATTATAGAGGCACAAAAAAGCCCATTAGATAGACTCAAGCAGTTAGCAGACTTTTCTAAATCAGCTGGTGAGTTTGCTGATGTAGTTTCAAAAGCAAACAAGCTTAACGAACTTAATGCTACTGCTAAAGACGGCTTATCAGAAGCTAAAATAAATCTTGAAAATAAAAAGAAAGAAAATCTATTAAGACTAGATGCTGAAACAGATGGTGCTTTACTTGAAGACAATGATCCACTAGCAAAAGATTTATTTATTGCAACTGCTACTCTCGAAGAAGGAGAGCATGGTAATATACGTAAAGTAGGTAATGAGCTTCTACCTAAAGTGTTTGCAGGAGCTGGTAACTGGAGAACAGAAAACGGATTTGCTACAACAAATACTAAGCTTGAAGCTATAGATATATACGATCAGTCTGAAGATTTAGTAGGTATGTCTATTTTATACCAGTACGAGCAGGCTGGCGTAGACATCAATAGTAAGGCATTTGAAAGAGAGTGGGTTGCAAGAATATATCCTGAGCTTTTAAAAGAAAAAGAAAAAGCGTTACAACTAGCTGAAAATAGAATTAACTACAACGCTGAAAAAATACTTGGTAATAAAACAAATCAGGAGATACGAGATGGTTTAGATGCTGGAACAGACGACAACCCATTTAATACACAAAACGTTCTAATAAATATAAAAAAAAGATACAGACTAAAAGATGATAAAGAAGCGTTGGCTTTTCTTTTTAAAACAGTTCGTGAAAGTGTTAAAAACAAAGATGGTATATTTTTTCCGGAAGATCTAACTTATCTAGAAAATGAAGCTTTATTTTATGACAAATCTAGAAAAGATAGTGATAATCCTTTTGTAGTTTTTGATGATCTAAATGTTGGTAAGGGTGACGACTTTAAAAATGTTATTCGAGATGATAACCTAGAAGTTTCTAAAGACTTTTTTCCAGACGTAAACTCACTAAATAAAGCAGCAGTAGAGAAATGGAAAAGAGAAATTTATGCACCGATTGCTAAAGAAGCTAACATTGCTGGTGGTGGTACATTTACACAAAAACAATCAGTTGATCTTAGAGTTGCTTGGGAATCAAATCCGGGCACAAGAGACTTACCATTTCCTCTAGAATTACTTGGCCCAGAGTCATTAAACTATACAAGCAATGAGTTTGGTAAGAACCAGTTTAGTGACTATCCTAATGGTGTTGGTCAACCACAAGATCCTTTAATTTTAAATGGCCTTAAAGAATTAGAAAGAAAGTATCTTAAAACTTTAAACGATAATCTTGCGCAAGGTGAGACAAGACTAACAGTAGGCACTCTAAGTCTTGAACAAAAGCAAACTTTAGACAGAGCTAAGGGTGAGTTGATTGAGTCACTAAATGAGATAAAAGGGTTAGAAACTGAGTTTAATGTTACTACTGTATCAAAAAGAGTTGAACAAGAATTAGATAACATAGCTGACGGTGCTTACGCTGTTCCAGATACCGGATTACAATTTGGACGTGTAGAAAATGTTAATGATTATGTTAACAAAGTAAATGCTGATAGAAGTATTCTACAAAGTAAAGAGGTTATAGACATATATGAAAAGCCCGGTCTTGAAGCTGGACTTGATGCTTTACTAAATAACAGACGTTTACCTCAGTATTGGATACAACTAGGTGAAAAACTAAAGATGTCTCCTACAAAGTTATTGCTGCAAAGACTCGCAGCTACAGGTGGTTATAACGAAGAAACACAAGAGTTTTTACTTGACAAAACTTACTATAAGTTATCTAAAGAAGAACGTGAAGTTATAGAACGCAACCCGTCTATCAATACGTCAATCGCTATATTTTACGATAAAAAGTCTAAAGGTAAGGTAGAAGATCTAATGAATGGATCTCGTAATTTAGTTAACGTCAATGGTAAACTTGAGTATGCTGGCGATGGTTATTATGTACGAGATAACGGGTCAAGAACTCACACGTACAACAATGGTGATGACCTAAGTATAAATAAACTTATAAAGTTAAATGCTAACTCAATAGGTCGTTACGGATTTAGTAAACAAGATTTGTTAGACATAAAAGCTTACGCTCAATCAAAAGGACTTGACGATTCTCTTTTAGATTTTAATGGTGTTTTTGATGAAAATGCACAGACTCAGGCTCTTGCTATATTGTGGAAATCAAGAATTGAAGCAAAGAATGGTATACGTGGTTTTGATGCTTCAGATGCTAAAACCAGCGGATCTCATAAAATGTCAACTCTTAGCGAAAAAGATATAGAACTATTGAATGAGATATTTCCAAAGTTAAAAGATGCAGACTTTTTTGCACATTGGGGATCACATTCTGACGATCTAAACAACCTGTTTCTGAGTGATAAAGAAGTTGCACAAGAAGCTATAAAAGAGCAGCAAAACTCTATAATTACTTCAGATATCGTAGCTGAGTTTATTACCAACAATAGAGATAATAAAGATAATAAGTTTAAAGCTACAGTCGATGGTGAGCTTGTTAACTTTAGAAAGAAAGATGGTTCACTTATAACAGATATTGAGTTTACCGATCTTAATAAGAAAGCACAATTAGCAATTCTTAGAGAACAAGGTCTTAAGTTTAAGGGCACTGACATTGTAGAAATATTTAGACCATCGTCAACCAAAAGGAAAAGATAAAAATGAGTCAAAAGTTTGAGGTAGAACTAGAGGACAATACAATAGATGACCTTACACAACAGGCTCAGAATTTGTCCAACTCCTACAATCAAAGACAGCAAGAAGAAGCTGATCGAAGACAAGTAAAAGAAGAAGAAGAACAGCAAGCTTTGGATGAGCAGTTTGACCCACGTAATGCAGAGACATGGGGTGCAAAAGCTTTCATCAAAGAAGGTCAGTCTATCTTATCAGGCGGTTTACAAGACACCGCCTCTTCTATAGCTACATTCCCAGAGCGTACATTCGATGCGTTATCTGGTGAAATGCAGCGAGAAAGAGAACTTACAGGAGAATACAAACCAGAGTGGACACCATTCAATGGTTATGATAATCCTATAGAAACTAAAACATGGTGGGGCAAGCAGCTAAGAGGTCTAGTACATTTTGGATCTCTTGCAGCTGGCACAATACTAGCAGCAAAAGGTGCAGTAGCAGCTGGAGTTGTATCAGTACCAGCAAGTCTAGCTGGCCTAGCTAGCAGCAGTGTGTTACGAGGTGCAGCAGTTGGTGCTGTGTCTGACCTTATATCTAAAGAGTCAGATGAGCATAACGCTTTAGCTGCATTACGTGACAGATATGGTTGGATTGACACACCATTATCTACAAAAGATACTGACCATCCTATTATGATGAAACTCAAAAACATCGTAGAAGGTATGGGTATCGGTATAATATTTGATGGTGTAGCGTATGCACTTAAAAAAGGTGGTGATACAGCTATAACACAGATAACAAAAAGAAACAAAAGCTTACAGGATCAGTCACTACAGGCTGGACTTGCACAGCTCCGAAAAGGAGAAGCTGAGTTCAGAGCTGATAAAAATGCACCATTTGCAGAACCACACCAAGGGGCACACATATCAGAGGTTGAACCAGATGTAGCTCGTCAACAGTTATCCAAAACACGTACAGATTGGGGCTCAGAGGACGGTTCAACAGGATCCGTTACAACACCCATAGAACGAGAAAGGATAGCCTTAGAAGGCGGTACAGACGACGCACAGGTTGAAAGAATCATGCGTACTCTGATGAGTAGCGAAAAGTTTGCAAGAGAACTAGAAGCTGCAAAAGGTGATAGAAAAAAACTAGCAGCATTATATAGAGAATCTATAGAAGCACATCAACGCATCACACAAAACAGAAATCCTATTGAGATGTCTCCAGAAGAGTATCTAAAAGAACTGTTTGAAACTAATGATGTTATTGATGGTGTCGAAGTATGGACATCTAAAAACGTAGCGGTAGCTGACCTAGTAGTAGGAACATTGCTTAAGCAGTTGCGTGACACAGGTATTGCTGGTAGAGAGATATCTGACCTAGTTGATCTAGGAGCTGTAGACGGCCCAGCTAAACAGATAGTTGATACTATGCTAACTGCACTGTACCAAACTAAGAAAGCAAGATTTGTCAAGTCAGACTCATTTAGAGCACTAGGCGTAGGTAAGAAAAGAAAAGCAGCACTTGAAGAAGTAGTTACAAAAGACGTTGCAGATACTAGAGATCAAATTCAAACCATTCTAAACATTGCAAAAGATGATAAGAGTGATGATCTACTCAACGCTTTATTTGAAGCTTTTTCTATGATGAAAGATATACAAAGTCTAGATGACTTTGATAACTGGGCAAAGAAAATACTCAAAGGTGGTAAGATAGATCCTAACGGCCCAGACCGTACAGGTGTTCTTATACGTGAGCTAGAAGGTGTAATGACTAACAGTATACTATCTGGCCCTAAAACACCAGCTCGAGCAATCATGGGTACATCTACTGCAACATTACTAAGACCTCTTGCTACAGCATTAGGCTACGCAATCAAAGCTCCATTTACTGGAGACATACGTGGGCTTAGAGCTAGCTTGTCAACAGTCAATGCTATGGTAGAAGCTATACCAGAGTCGTTTGAGATATTTAAAAATAAGCTAAACTCTTACTGGAAAGGTGATATAAGAAACGTTAAAACACGTTTTTCTGAGTATACTAAAGGTGACGATAACTGGGAAATCTTGCGTCGTTGGGCAGAAGATAGTGGTAGAGCATCAGCTGGTGATGTAGCAGCATTTAGAATTGCTAACATGGCTAGGTCTATGAATAACAGTAACATGTTGACATACTCTACAAAGCTCATGGCTGCAACTGACGATGCCTTTGCATACATTTTAGGTCGTGCTAAGATGCGAGAGAAAGCTATGCGTAGAGTTCTTGAGCTACAAAGCAACGGCATACAGACACCTAAAATTACAAAGGAGTTGATGAAAGCCTATGAAGATGATTTTTATAGTCAGGTTTTTGACGCTGCTGGTAATATTACGGATGAAGCTACCTCCTTCGCAAAGAAAGAAGTTACACTTACTCAAGAGCTTACAGGTTTTGCTAAAGGTCTAAACGATGTATTTACAGCTACACCACTAGCCAAGCCATTCTTTTTGTTTGCTAGAACTGGTGTAAACGGTCTGGCATTGACAGGTAAGTATACACCCGGTTTTAACTTTTTAGTCAAAGAGTTTAACGACATAGCATTTGCAAACCCTAACGATTTAGGTAGCGTATCTAAGTATGGTATCTTCACACCAGAAGAGCTTGCTAACGCTAGAGCACTACAAACAGGTCGATTGGCAATAGGTTCTGCTGTAGTATTTATGGCTACACAGGCATGGATGCGTGGTGATCTTAACGGTAACGGCCCAGTTGACAGACAAAAAAGACAGCTATGGCTAGATGGTAAATGGGAGCCAAGAACAATCCGTATAGGTGACGTTCGTGTTGGCTATGACCAGTTTGAACCGTTCAACCTTATTATGTCTACAATCGCTGATGTAGGTGATGCAAGTGAGCTTATGGGTGAAGAGTGGACAGAAAATGAACTAGGTAAGATATCATTAGTTGTAGCACAAGCTGTAACCAGTAAATCATATCTAGCAGGCATACAGTCCTTTGTAGATCTATTTGGTGGCAGACCCGGACAAGGCCCACGTATTGTAGCAAGTTTACTTAACAATACTGTACCTCTAGCTGGTTTGCGTAATGAAATGGGTAAATTATTTACACCATACATGCGTGAGATAGGATCTGGTATCAGGCAATCAGTTCGTAACCGTAACTTGATTACAGAAATAGCTACATCTATAAACCCTCATGCTGACCCACTACCTATAAAATATGATTTACTTACAGGTAAGCCTATTAAAGATTGGGATTTTATGACTCGTGCATATAACGCTGTAAGTCCTATAAGTCTTAACTTAGATCAAAGTCCCGGTAGAAACTTTCTATTTGATAGTGGCTATGATCTTAGACAATCTACATACTATGCTCCTGACGGTACAAACTTAACAGACAGTCCTTCTATAAGATCTAGATTTCAACAAGCTATTGGTATACAGAACCTAGAACTAGCATTAGACAAGTTAGCTCGAGATCCAAGAGCTTTAGCATCTTTAGAACAAATGTATAAAGACATCAACTCTGGTAGACGTGGTGACTTTAATGCAAGAGACTACTGGCATAACAGAGAAATAGATAAACTATTTCGCAAAGCTAGAAGAATAGCTTGGGCTAACATTAAACGTCAGTCAGATATACTTAAGCTACGTCAAGAGCAACAAGAAAGAAAGTTTGCACAAATTAGAAAGCAACGTAGTACAGCAAACATCCTCAACATATACAAATAAATGGCAACAACATTCGTAGATTACACTGGGGATGGAAATGCGACGAAAGCGTTTTCTTTTCCCTCTATACAAGAGTCTGACATAAAAGTTGATGTAGATGGTGTCATTAAATCATCAGGCACACACTACAATATTACAAGCTACACTACTACAGGTGGTGGTAACGTAGTCTTTACATCAGGCAACATACCAGCTAGTCCAGCAGCTATACGTATCTTTCGTGATACAAATGTAGATAGTGCAAAGGCTACATACACGGCGGGATCATCAGTTAAGGCAGCTGACCTCAATGCCAATCATGAGCAGTTACTGTTTGCTGCACAAGAAGAACAAAATCAAACAGTACAAACAACCGATATAAAAGATGGTGCTGTAACAAGTGATAAGATACTTGATGGTACTATAGTTGCAGGCGATCTAGCTAGTGACTCAGTTACTACAGCTAAGATAGCTGACAATGCTGTAACAATGGCAAAGCTAGGTAGTGGTGCATTACCAACAGATATAACTGTAGCAAGTGCTAACATTACAGATCTTACAGTTTCTACAGCTGATATTGCAGCAAGCGCAGTAACTCAATCAAAGCTTGCATCAAACTCAGTAGGTACAAATGAATTAATAGATGGTGAAGTTAATTCTAATAAACTTACTAACGGTGCAGTTGGTACGTCAAAGCTTGCAAGCACAAGTGTTACAGATGCAAAACTAGCATCTAACTCTGTTACAACATCTAAGATTACAGATGCAAACGTAACAACAGTTAAGATAGCAGATGATGCAGTAACTATAGGTAAGATTGGCTGTGAGCAAACTACAATAACTGACAGTGACTCACACCTACCAACTTCTGGTGCTGTCGTAGATTATGTAGCTGCACAGCTAGAACCATTTGGTGGGTTTGAAGCTATAGCTAACGAGGTGTCATTTCCAAACACACAACCACCATCTGGTGTCGCTATTTCTATAGCAGACGCAGCTGGCATAGTTGTAAACAGTAGTGGTGTTAGCACAACAGGTCGTACACTTAATGGTACAACTGTTACAATAAACAACATACCTTCTAATTTTCATAGTTCTACTATAGCTACAGGTATACGTTTTATCGTAACATCTACTGGCTCTAGTCAGACATACAACTATCACAAAGCTACACTACCAGAAAGTGACCTAGTTAGTCTTAGTGGAGACATCAATGATTTCAACGAAAGATATAGAGTTGGCTCGTCGAATCCTACAAGTAATAACGATAGTGGTGATTTATTCTTTAATACAGGCACAGGTAAACTTCTTGTATATAACGGAACATCTGCTGCTTGGGAAGAAACACAAACAGTAGGTAACTTTTTTATAAATACAATATCTAGTTCATCAGCAACTGGTGGAGGCAGTGCAACATTCAATGGATCAGCTTATAGATTTACACTTAGCAACGCAGGCACTTTTGCACAGCAAATGCTTGTTAGCATCAATGGAGTCATTCAGAAACCTAACAGCGGAACCAGCCAACCCAGCGAAGGCTTTGCTCTTGACGGCGGGGATATTATATTTGCTTCCGCTCCTTCTAGTGGTGCTGATTTCTTCATCATCACGATCGGAGCATCAGTAAGTATTGGTGCACCAACTGACGGTACAGTTACAGCTGCTAAGATTGCATCTGGTGCAGTAGAAACAGCAAAGATTGCAGACGACGCAGTCACTGCTGCAAAGCTCGCTAACACGTCTGTAACCGCTGGTAGCTATGGTTCATCAACTTCTATTCCAAGCATCACTGTAGACGCTCAGGGACGTATTACAGCAGCATCTGGTAACACTGTTAACACAGATGTAGTCGGTGACACATCACCACAGCTAGGCGGTACGTTAGATACTAACGGAAACAATATTGAGTTTGGTGATGGCGAAATAGCTAAGTTTGGTGATTCTCAAGATTTGCAAATTTATCACAATGGGAGTCATTCTAGAATTTTAGAGTCTGGAACTGGTAAATTACAGTTGGGATCAGATACAGGAATTGAGATATTAGACGGCTCGTTTAATGAATCTATGGCTAAATTTCAGCCAAACGGAGCAGTAGAGCTATATCACAATGACGGTAAGAAGTTTGAAACAAGTAGCACTGGTGTTACCGTAACAGGTACAGTCGCTGCAACAGCTTACACAGGTGACGGTAGTAACTTAACAGGTGTAGCTTCGGCAGTAGCTGACGGATGTATATATGAAAACTCACAGACTATATCTAACAACTACACAATATCAACAAACAAGAACGCTCTTAGTGCTGGGCCGATCACTATAGCAAACGGCGTTACATTAACAATACCTTCGGGTAGTACATACGTAATAGTTTAATGGCAATACAAATAAATGGTAATGGTACTATCACAGGTATTTCTGTTGGTGGTTTACCAGACGGTATAGTAGACACTGACATGATAGCTGCAAGTGCAGTTACACCAGCTAAGTCTACAATTACAAGTAAAATTTTACAAGTTGTACATGGGTTTACAACTACTTTTTTTAATACATCAAGCAGTACTATGGCTGATATTGGATTATCAGCAGCTATTACTCCAGCATCAACTTCAAATAAAATATTAGTTTTTGGAAATATTGGCGGTATTGAAACTACAGCTAATAACAACTATGGTGGTGGAGAATTATTAAGAGATTCCACAGTTATAATTGCAGACATAGATCGTGGAATTGGATTTACTGCTGACACTACAAGGCAGGGTACAAACAGTCCTTTTTCTATATTAGATTCTCCTAACTCAACAAGTTCTATAACATACAAGGTTCGATTTAGACGGGCTGGTGGTGATGGTAGTATTTCAACTCAAACAAACGGCTCAAGATCAGCAATAACTTTAATGGAGATAAAAGTATGAGTTCATTAAAATTAAAACATTCGGGTGGTAACAGCGTAATCATCGCTGCACCATCCAGTAACCCTGCGTCTGATCGTACTCTTACTGTACCTAGTAATGCAGATGGAACAATATTAACAACAACAAATCCAAGGGCAGGGAATATACTTGGAGTGTCTTATGGGTTTAGAACTGGTCATTTACAAACAAGTTCAACTTCATATGTAGATACTGGTATAACCGCAACCATCACACCTTCATCAACAAGTAGTAAAATTTTGATTTTTATAAATATTTTGCTTGGTTTAGATCATACTTCAACTGTAGATGTAATTGCACAAACACAAATGTTAAGAGATAGCACAGCCATTAATACTGACCAAACAGCAGATTACATGAGAATGCAAGCTGGATCTACATACATGATAGCTGGTCAATACTTAACACATCAAGATAGTCCATCTACAACAAATCAACTAACTTATAAATTACAAATAAGAAGAGGTACGGCTAACGGAAGAGTGAGTGTCTGGAGTGGCTCTGGCATAATTTTACAGGAGGTAGCAGCATAATGGCATATGATTTTGACGCAATAAGAAAAGCATATCCTGATGCTATAACTCTTGATGAGGGTAATGGTGTATTTGATAAAGATGGTAAATCTATTACCTTAGAACAAAGCAAGATAGATGCCGCACGAACCACATTAGATGCTGAAGCTGCGGCAACTAAATATCAAAGAGATAGAGCAAACGAATATCCCTCTGTGGTCGATCAGTTGGATTTGATTTATCATTCAGGCATTGATGCTTGGAAGGCTAAAATAAAAGAAACAAAGGACAAATATCCTAAACCATGAGTACATTAAAAGTAGATGGAATCCGTTCCAATTCCGCAACAAGCGATGCCATAACTTTGGCAAGCGATGGAACATGTACAGCGAGTATTACTAATAGAACTAATCGTAATTTAATAATTAATGGAGCAATGCAAATAGCTCAACGTGGAACATCATCAGTAAATCAGGGCTATTCAACTGTTGATAGATTTAGAAGTATTAATGCAGGGGTAGACGAAGGCCCTACACGAGAACAGGCAGATGTAGCTACTGGAACTACACCTTATGGATTAGGATTTAGAAAATCTTTTAAAACAACAAACGGAAACAATACAAATGGTGCTGGTTCTTCTGATTATTACATGCTAAGAACAAGTTTAGAAGCACAAACTATTGCAAATAGTGGTTGGAATTATACCTCTGCGACGAGCTATGTAACTTTACAATTTTGGGTTAAATCAAGTGTTGCACAAAATTTTTATGGACATATTCGTACACAGGATGGCACTGGGCAAAGGTATGCTTTTGAAACTGGTGCATTAAGTGCTAATACTTGGACAAAAGTTACAAAAACAATTCCCGGTAATTCTAATTTACAGTTTGATAATGATACTGGGCCCGGTTTACTTATAAGTATTATGTGTTTTTTTGGCCCAGATTATACCGATAATAGTGTATCTCTAAATACTTGGGGCCCATATGTTGGAGGCACTCAAATGCCAGATAATACTTCCACATGGTACACAACAAATGATGCAACATTTGAAATTACAGGAGTTCAATTAGAAGTAGGCAGCGTGGCAACAGATTTTGAGCATAGGTCTTTTGCAGATGAATTAAGACAATGCGAAAGATATTATCAAGTACTAGCTACAGGTCAAGGTAAATATTTTAACGGAACTGCTTGTAACTATACATCAACCCAGCTTTTTATGCCAGTAACATTTAAAACTGAAATGAGATCAACACCTTCGTTAGTGTATGCAGAGGGTTCTGGTTACTATCAGTTGTATGACAGTAATAATACAAGTGGTATTAATTTTAACAGACCTACAAGTTTTGAATACAAAAATACTTTAGGAGGTTCGTTTTATGTAGGTGCTTCTCATATTTCAGGACTTACTGCCGGAAGCGCATCTTTGTGGTACGCTGCTAATGCGGCAGCTTTACTCGCTTTTGATGCAGAATTATGAGTTACAAATTAATTAAAGACCCTTTAAATGGGGTTGTAAGCGGAGTTGAATATACAGATTCAACAAATATAATTAGATCAATTCCTATTGACGAAGCAAACACAGACTACCAAGAGTATCTTGCTTGGGTAAAAGAAGGAAACACAGCGGAGGCAGCTGACTAATGGCACTAACACAAGTAAGCACCGGCGGTATAAAGGACGGTCAGGTGCAAACAGCTGATCTGGCAGATGGTCAGGTTACAGTTGGTAAACTACATGCTGATGCTCTTGATCGTACCTATACACTAGGAGCAAGCGGTACAAATCACTATACATTTACAGGAGAGGGCTTGACCGGGGCGGTCAATGACCCTACCTTGTATCTTACACGTGGTAAAACATACAGATTTGTAAACGGTAACTCCTCTGGAGCACATCCGTTTCGTATACAAACAACAGTCAATGGCTCGGCTGGTACAGAGTACAACACAGGAGTCACAAATAACGGAGGAGCTGGTGGGTCTACAATAGTATTTGAAGTACCACACGATGCTCCAGACGTGCTATACTACCAATGTACCTCACACGGTTCTATGGGTGGTATACTTTATGTTACAGGAGCACTTGCTGACGGAACAGTCACTACAGCTAAGATTGCAAATGATGCAGTTACAAATGCTAAAATGGCAAATAACGCTGTAGACGATGCAGTTATAGCAGCATTAGCAGTTACTACTCCTAAGATTGCAGACCAAGCAGTAACACTAGCTAAACTACCACACGGTACATCATCTAACGATGGTAAGTTCTTACGAGCAAACAACGGAGCAGACCCTACGTTTGAAACTGTATCTGGCACAACTATAAACAACAACGCAAATAACAGACTTATTACTGGCTCTGGTACTGCTAATACGTTAGAAGGTGAATCTACCGCAACTTATGACGGAACAAAACTTTTTCTATCAGGTGGTGTTGGAAGTGATGGTCATATTAATATGTTGGAATTAAAACATCTTAATACTGCATCTTCTACTACAAATGGTACTGGAGATGGGCCAGCATTATTGTTAAACGGTTATTATGCAAACAACGAGTGGGCAATGGCCAAAATTGCTGCCGATAATGCTGGTGGTCAATTTGGTAGTGGTTATGGGGGTGAGTTATCGTTTTGGGTACACCCTGCTAATGGTACGCAAACAGCATCAGTTATAAAAGCAGCAGATATTATTGGTGATGGTACTGGTGCTAATTTAACAATTACTGATGGAAATTTAAAGATAGGAACATCTGGTCATGGTATTGATTTTAGCGCGACAGCAAACGGAACTGGTAGTAATCAAGCAGAATTATTAGACGATTATGAAGAAGGTGAATGGTCTCCTTCAGCTCCACAAACTAGCAACCATAGTAATCTTGGCACTTTTAGATATGCTAGGTATGTAAAAATAGGACATGTAGTACATTTATGGTGTGATTGCTACCAATCTAGTAATAATATGGAAATACAGAATGGTTGGGAACTTCACGGTTTTCCGTTTAGTGTTAACGCTAATGGATTTTTAGGCCCAGCCCTCGTAGGTACGTTTTCATATACAGCTAGTCAAGCACAATACATTCCAAACTATATAGATAGCGGTAGTGGAGGATATCTTTATGTGCATACTCATGACTGGACTCCACTTAGACATATATGGTTTTATATATGTTACAACACAACAGCATAAATTATGGCATTTTCAGAAACAATAGAGTACGACAAAATTGAAGTTGTTGGGCAACATAAATTTGTACACGTACGAGAAGCAACAGTTGTCAAAAAAGATGACACTGAAATAGCAAGATCTTTTAGAAGATATTTTCTAACTCCGGACACGGACTTAAGTCAAAGATCTGAACCAAGCGAGGTCGTTGCAATATGTAACGCAGTTTGGACACCAGAGGTAAAAAACGCATGGAAAGCCTCCCCACAATACAGATCCCAAGTGTAACAACACTACAAACCCCTTCTTTACCTCTCCCTACAGCAGATGTTCCCTCATATCAACCTTTGGTCGTACCTCCGCAAGATTT